ACTAGAGTAAACGACTATGGCAATTACACAAATCTCAAAAATAACACACCGCAAAGGACTCAATGAAAATTTACCTCAATTAGCAGGTGCAGAATTAGGATGGGCATTAGACGCTAGACGTTTATATATTGGCAACGGTAAGATTGTTGATGGTGCTCCTACTATCGGAAATACAGAAGTACTTACACAATATAGCAATATTTTAGAGGTTGCTAGTTCATATACCTACAAAGGCACAGCATCTGGTTACGAAGTAGTAACGGGTGCAACAGCAACCACGCCAATATCAAGAACATTACAGCAAAAGTTTGACGACTTTGTTAGTGTTAGAGATTTTGGTGCAAAGGGTGATGGAGTAACGGACGATACATCTGCTATTAAAAGAGCATTAAGTGAGTTGTACACAAGAGAAGTCAATTCAGAAATTCGTCGTAGTTTATTCTTTCCCGCAGGAACATATAAAGTAACAGACACAATTAACGTTCCTTCTTATTCAAAGTTATATGGTGAAGGTGCAAAAAGCACAACAGTTAAATATTATTCTCCAGACGGTGGCGCAACTGTGGCATCAGCAGTGGTAAGAACTTCCGATAGTAAAAACCAAACAGGAGCGAATATTGGAAACTTTAGTGCTACTGCTCCAACTGACATTGAAATCAGTAGTATGGGGTTTGAATCAAACAATGATAATGATATATTCTTACTTGAAAGTGTAACTAATAGTTCCTTTGAAAATATTTCATTGAAAGGACCCGAAACAAATACTACGATGTTAGCATCTGATAACAAAGCATGTATTAGAATTCAAGGTACTGCATTATTAGTTCCCAAAAATATCACATTTAATAATTGTACCACAAGCGGTACTGGTTTCGGTATGCAAGTTAATGATAAATGCAATGGTATTACGTTATCTAATAGCAGATTGTCAACACACTACAAAGGTGTTGTACTCGGTGATGCTCCTATGGATGGAGGTCCTACGGGTATACGTATATCATCAAATATATTTGATGATATTATGGCACAAGGAATAGATATAAACACCGTAAGTATGAATGTTTCAGCATTCAATGCCTTTTATGATGTAGGCAACAATTTCCTTGGAGCAGGAAATCCATTCTCAACTATTATTGATATTAGTAATGCGGATAATGTTAGTGTTGGTGATATGTTTGAACGTACTGATACTGATAGTGTTACCTATGCTCGTATAGCGTTAAATGAAAACGCATCAACTGCATTTGATTTGAGTAAAAAGATTGTATTAGGAACATATGCACGTGAAGTAGGTAAAGTTGCTACATTAAACGATAATACCGCTGTTGCCACAACCGTATTTACTGTCGATTTAACAGACACACATACTAATGTTAATATAGGAACATTTAAAATGGATTATGCTATTAAGCGCAACAATGTTGTTCGTATAGGGTCAATTAATATTGCATGTGATGGCGGAACACCTGGTTCATTAACTTACACAGAGTCGTATAACGAAAATTCCGGGTCAGGTGTTGTATTCACTGTCGCACAAACAGGTACCAATGTATCTGTGAAATACACTGCATCGAATACTGGAAATAACGCTACATTAAGTTATTCGCTCGAGCGTTTGTATTAAAAAGGTTAAATTAAACTAACCTATATTAACCTAAAGGTTGAAGGCTTAGTTTTACTTTTAAATGAGTCTTTATAATTAGTGATAATTATTAAACACTCTTAAAACAATTATAACCTTATGTCTATCTCGGTAACTAAACGAACTGGTAAAAAAGAAGAACTTAACCTAGAAAAATTACATAAAGTTGTATTTTGGGCAACGGAAGGGATTACTGGTGTTAGTGCAAGTCAAGTAGAATTAAAAAGTCATATTCAATTTTATAATGGTATTACTACCAAAGACATACAAGAAACATTAATTAAATCAGCGGCTGATTTAATTACAGAAGATACTCCAAACTACCAATTTGTAGCAGGACGTTTAATTAATTATGCATTGCGCAAAGAAGTTTATAGACAATTTGACCCATGCCATATATATGAAATCGTAGAAAAGAACGTTAATAATGGATTCTACGATCCCGAGTTATTACATGAGTATACCGAAGGAGAATGGAATTATATTAATAACTTTATTAAGCACCAGCGTGATGAAGATTTTACATATGTTGCTATGGAACAATTTCGTGGAAAATATCTTGTGCAGAATCGTGTTACTAAAGAGTTATTTGAAACACCTCAAGTTTGTTACGCATTAATCGCGGCAACGCTATTCGCACATTATCCTAAAAGTGGAACTAAGACTAGATTACATTGGGTTAAAGAATACTACGACGCAATTAGTACACATCAAATTAGTTTACCAACACCTGTAATGGCAGGCGTAAGAACACCACAAAGGCAGTTTAGCAGTTGTGTATTAGTTGAAACCGATGATAGTTTAGATTCGATTAACGCAACGACAAGTGCTATTGTTAAGTACGTAAGTCAAAAAGCAGGCATTGGCTTAGGTGCCGGTAGAATAAGAGCATTAAATTCTCCTATTAGGAGTGGCGACGCATATCATACAGGTGTTATACCTTTTTATAAACACTTTTCTACAGCAGTTAAAAGTTGCTCACAAGGCGGTGTTCGTGGAGGTGCCGCGACACTTTATTATCCAATTTGGCATTTAGAAGTGGAGGATATGCTTGTACTTAAAAATAATAAAGGCACAGAAGAAACACGTATTAGGACACTAGATTACGGAGTGCAATTCAACAAGTTAATGTATGAACGTTTACTAGCGGGAAAAGACATTACTCTGTTTAGTCCACATGATGTACCTGATATGTACGATGCGTTTTATGCCGACCAAGATAAGTTTAAAGAATTGTACGAAAAGTATGAGCGTGCTTATTCAATACGGAAGAAAACTGTACCCGCAATGGAATTGTTTAGTACATTCATACAAGAGCGCAAGGATACAGGTAGAATATACTTAATGAACGTAGATCATGCAAACGAACACGGTTCATTCAAGCCTGAAGTGGCACCAATTAGAATGAGTAACTTGTGTTGTGAGATTGATTTGCCAACAAAACCATTAAATAACTTTAATGACGAGGAGGGTGAGATTGCATTATGTACATTGTCTGCAATTAATTGGGGTGCATTTAAAAATCCAAAAGATATGGAGAGTGCATGTGACTTAGCAGTACGTGGATTAGATTCGCTATTATCTTATCAAAACTATCCTGTTAGGGCGGCAGAATTAGCAACCAACAAACGTAGACCAGTTGGTGTAGGCATCATTAATTTAGCATACTTTTTGGCAAAGAATGGAACAGGTTATACGCAAAATTCAGCATTGGAATTGGTTGATACGTGGGCACAGCATTGGAGTTATTACTTAATCAAAGCAAGTAACGATTTAGCAAAGGAATACGGCGCTTGTCCTGGGTCAAATGAAACCAAATACAGCGACGGAATACTTCCAGTAGACACATACAAAAAAGATGTCGATGAACTTGTAAAGCATAAGAATAAAGTAGACTGGAATAATTTAAGAAAGGACCTTCGAAAATATGGAATTCGCAATTCAACTTTAATGGCGCTGATGCCAGCAGAAACATCAGCACAAATTAGTAATAGCACAAACGGTGTTGAACCACCCAGAAGTTATGTGTCTATTAAGCAATCGAAGGATGGTGTAATGGCACAAGTTGTTCCTGAATTCAGGCATTTAAAAAATAAGTACGAATTACTTTGGGATCAAAAAGACCCAGCAGGATATTTAAAAATCATGGCTGTGCTACAGAAGTACATCGACCAAGGAATCAGTGTTAATACAAGTTATAACCCTGTGTACTTCGAAGACGAAAAAATACCAATGAGCAAAATGATGCAAGATATTGTTATGTTTTACAAGTACGGCGGAAAGCAACTATATTACTTCCAAACATTCGATGGCGCAGGTGAAGTAAAGGTAAGTGACGAAGATTGCGATTCTTGCAAGATTTAAGGAGAAGGAAAGTATGTCAGTAATTAATTTCGATAAAAATAAAAGTCATACGGATAGTCCGATGTTTTTGGACCCAAACGGCGCAATGGGGGTCCAACGTTATGAAACATTAAAGTATGAGAAAATCGACAAGTTAACCGATAAGCAAATGGGATTCTTTTGGAGGCCCGAAGAAGTCGATGTAACACGAGATATTAAAGATTTTAAAATGCTAGACGAACATGAAAAGCATATCTTTACATCTAATCTTAAACGTCAAATACTATTAGATTCAGTACAAGGCAGAAGTCCTAGTTTAGCATTTTTGCCGTTAATTAGTATTCCTGAGTTAGAGGCATGGACCACACTATGGTCGTTTAATGAAACAGTACATAGTAGAAGTTATACGCATATTATTAGAAACCTTTTTTCAGATCCTAGTAAAGTATTTGATGAGATGATGGATGTACAGGAGATTGTTGATTGTGGCGCAGATGTAAGTAAATATTACGATGACTTAATTGAATATAGTAATTACTACCAACTTTTGGGGTATGGAAACCATACAGTAAATGGCAAGAAAGTAGACGTTACTGCGTATGAATTAAAGAAAAGAATTTACTTAGCAATGCTTAGTGTAAATGTACTTGAAGGTATTCGCTTTTATGTTTCCTTTGCTTGTAGTTGGGCATTTGCTGAACTTAAGAAGATGGAAGGCAATGCCAAGATTATTAAATTAATTTGCAGAGACGAAAATTTGCACTTAGGGTTTACACAGACTGTTCTTAAGATGATGCCATTGGATGACTCTGATTTTGCGAAGATTGCTAAGGAATGTAAAGAAGAAGCAACCAAAATGTATCTAGATGCTGTCCAACAAGAGAAAGATTGGGCTAAGTATCTATTTAAAGATGGTTCTATTATTGGGTTAAACGAAGAGTTGCTTTCTCAGTACATTGAGTTTATTGCTAATAAGCGTATGAAGGCAGTCGGCTTGGAATCACCATTTAAAGGCGGATCTGATCCTCTGCCATGGACAGGAAAATGGATATCAGGTGCAAATGTACAGGTAGCACCACAAGAAACGGAAATTACATCGTACACAATTGGTGCAATTAAACAAGATATAACGGAAGACACATTAAAAGGATTTTCATTATGATTACGATTTATAGTAAAGACGGGTGTCCGTATTGCGTAAGAGCAAAGGACTTATTAGAACAGTACAATATTGCGTTTATTGAAGTTAGTATTGATGAGGACGAAACCGCAAAAGAATTTGTAGTGGGAGAGGGGCATAGAACAGTGCCGCAATTGTATGTTAATAAAACATTATTGGTAGAGGGCGGGTTCGATGGGCTATCGGCTCTGCCAAAAGAGTCAATTGAAACACGCGTCAACGAACTAATAAATTTACAATGATACAAATTTACAAAAACAGAATTTACAGTTTTAAGTTACTCAGCGGCGAGGAATTCATTGCTAAAGTTGATGATGTTAATCAATCTGATATACATATCTTAAATCCACTAAGTATTACATTAACTCCACAAGGACCTGATACATTACCTGGAATGATTGCGGGTGATATGTCGAAGCCAATGCAATTAAATAAATCTGCAATTGCAGTTATTGCTGAAGTACAAGAACATATACAAGCATCTTATGAACAGGGGATTGAAGAGATGCATTCCGATAAGACTAAACAAGTTCTCACTGAATAAATAATATTATGCCATCAACTTGCAGACAAGGAGATTCACTAAGTACAGGACACGATTGTGTAGGAACAACAACACTTTCTATTCCTAGTCAAAGTAGTGTGTACGCTAACGATATATTAGTTGCTCGTGTAGGAGATCCAACTGTATCACACCCAATTGGTGCTCCTGTTTGTCCTAACCACGTTGCTAGTGTAAACGTTGGTAGCGGTAGTGTATTTGTAGAGAATAGCGCAGTAACACGCATTGGTGATTCAGCAGATGCCGGAGCAATGACAACAGGTAGTTCCGACGTATTCTCCGGATAATATGATTTATTTAAATTTGATGTTTATTCCAGGAAGTGCAGGTGATTTTATTGCCAAAGCATTGCATTTAAATGACCATGTACTGATTGAAAGATCGCAGTTAAATGGCAGAGATGTATATGAAAGATACGCAAAGTATAATGATTTTTATTTAAGTGCAACCCCAAACACATATACTCATTGGGGGTTTTACGAGGATATGCATATAGATAAAGATAGTAGTTCGTCCATTAATATGGGTATTCCAGAAAATAACGTATTATTAATGCACGTAGCCAATCATATGTTTTCTGAGTTGCCTTCGTCAGTTGCCGACATTAACGAAATACGTTTTATTGTTGACTGTAGTGATATGTATCAGTTTGTTATATGTAATGCGTATAAAAAATACTCACCCATCAATCCTAGTTACATGTACGACTACGAAAATGAAATTATAAAAACAATTAATAATAAGATTAGTTTAAAACGAATAGTCGCTAGTGAAACTTCGTTTTTGCGTGAATATTATAACATAACCTCACAGATTGGCGTATCAGATACAGTTGATGAAAAGTATGTTGCATTACTTTATAGATCATGGAAAACCACGGTCCCGACCAATTATGAAGTAATTGAAGATTATTATTTTAAAGGTTGTAAATAATGCCATTTCATTGGATAGATAAGTTAAACGAAAGTAATAGTCGAACACACAAAGAAACAGTTATTGGCGAAGCATATACTGCTTGTCAACTAGGTA